ATTGATGTATTGGAAAGATTAGTGCAAAGCGCTGACGGCTATATAGACGATGGTCATTGGTTAGAACCATTGACCGATGATATTAAAAACGCTAAGCAATTAATCAAAGGATATAAACAACGATTAAAACAAGAGGAGATTGAAGAATGAACTATTCACACTTAGAAATAGCCACAGAAGTGGCGCTACAAATTGGCGATATATTAGAGGATAGACCTAGGGCAGAGAGTCGCTGGCATTTATGCAATATTGCTAAGCGAATCATTGACGCTAATATTATCAATGAGAAAACAGAAGACATTGACGAAGTGATTAAAGCGTGGTTATCTGATAAAGAGGGGTATTGATATGAGTAAGGATAGATTTGACTATTACATGGAATTTATTTCGATGCGCTTAGATGATCCACAATTTAGATTAATGTACGGGATTAATGAGTTTGATAAATGGTATTCTGATTTTATGGAGATACTTTCACAAAAACACTATGAACCGGTAGAAAAGGAATTATGAAAACTGCATTATTTTGGTGCATGACATACCTAATTTTAGCCTATGTTTTGTACCATGTTGTAAACGTGGGACTATGTTATACTTATGAATACCTCTAAAACCTCTTAAACGGGGCTATACGGGGTTTTCTTAGGGTAGTTAAGGGGTAGGTAGCCTAGCAGTAAAATAAACGCCACAATCAGGCTAAAAACATAGCCTATTTTGGCAAGGTAATGGGTTAGTATGCTAACCTATGTTCAACTCGAATTGATGGAGATATGATGCACTGCACAATATGCGACAAAATGTTAAACGATTATGAGTCAACACGAAAGACACTAGATGGCAAGTATTTGGATATGTGCCAAGAGTGTTACACCGGTTTAGACGTGCTGATACCGACAATAGATCGTAAGGATTTATTACACGAGGCTGATATGCCTAGTATGGATCAAATATTTGACGAATACGGGGACTATGAAGACTATACCAACAATGAAGACCTATAACGTAATACAACTTAGTATATGCTTATGTTATATACATAGTTAAAACCTACTATAACGTAATACTATAAAGTGAGGGTATCATAAAATGATTATTTTGTCAATAGCTTTGTGTTGTATTTATGTCGTTGTTTTTATTAACAATGTGTGATATTGTCGAAACTACAAGGAGGATTTATGCATCATAACGAAGAAGCAAGATATCATTTCACATTGATGGATATGGTCGATCTAATCGGTGATTATGGCTATGATCGTGTAATGGCTGATTTGGATGTCGCTATCGCTGATAAGGTCAATCGCTTAGTTCAACGTGCAGTAGCGGAGGATAATGATGATTGAGAAACTAGAAGCACCGGAAGGATATGTCTTTGTATGTGTGCATTGTGCTAAGGATATTGGCATTGAGTTACCGGACGAAACGAATCCCTATGGGTTAGCCGATGAGCTAGACCGAGTATTACAAGTAGCAGGGTGTGATAATCGAGTGCCTAGAATGTTACGTCAGCAAGCAGACAGGATAGCGGAATTGGAAAACCAATTAGATAAATGCAGTCATCATGAGGCTATGGCGCATCAAGGCGGGTATGAGATTGGGTATGCTGAAGGATTAAAAAAGGCACAAGAGAAATGAATAAAATGGGTATGGAATTGATTACAGACCATGAGCGATCCGCAATATGGGATCATGATAAGAATAATTGGGATGTCGCTGATAAGATGGTTTATCAATGGAAGAATAAGACAGAACAATCACCTAGATTTAGTATTCTTCACGATGCATTAGATTGGATGATTAAGAGGAATTCATGAAAGACCTTATCTTTATCGGGGTCTTTGCTCTAGGTTGTTTATGTGGTTGGATTGCTAATCAGGTGCATTTTGAACATAATGATTGCATTGACTACTCAGGCAAGTATCAGCGCTATGAGGCTTGGTTAAGCGTTAAGGATGGGATTTACCGGTGCTTTTGGATTGAAAAGGATTACCCACATAGGGTTAGAATACAAGGAATAATTGATGTAAAGTAAACCTATAAGTTATATTTATTGATTATTTTATAACCTATAAGTTATACATAATGTAACATAAACGATACATTAAGTGGGGTTATTGTAACAAATACGATACATTAGGAGAATGATGATGAAACCAAGTGATTTAGTAGGGCGCATTACAGAAGCAAATCGTATCAGTGGGACCCGTGCATACGGGGACTGTGAATACAAGGAAGAAGATCCAAGAATGGCAATATGGAAACTTGAAGCAGAATGGATTGTTAAACAACAAAAGGAGAAGCAAGATGGATTACTATGATTTTAGTTGTAAGATTGATGACATACAGGGTAAGATGGACTGTTTTGCTAATTTGTTAGAAACACTAGCGTCAGCAGATTCGACGGATGTATCTAGTGGTACATTCTGGTTTATTAAGGATACGGTTAAGCGCTATTCTGATGAACTCGAAAGTCTATCGCATGAATTAATGGAGAATCACAGAGAACTAACTGATCAAACTACTTCATTGAAGCCAAAGAAAAATGCTGACAAAACAAAGAACAAGTAAATTCCTAAAGCACATCGCTTGCCCGAATTGTGGGTCATCGGATGGTAATGCTTTACATGATGATGGTCATACTTATTGCCATGTATGTCTTACTTACACCGATGGCGATGGCGTTATTACCAAGAGAGAAATTAAACCAATGAATAAGGACTTAGACTTCTATGACAATGCTACTGCTGGTGCTATCAGTGATCGTAATATTTCTTCGGCTGTTTGCCTAAAATACGGAGTAAAACAAGATGTTAACAAGCATTATTACCCTTACTTTGATAATGATGGCGTGTTATCTGCTATTAAGATTAGGCTCGTCAGCTCTAAAGCATTCTCGATTGCTGGTGAGTTTGGCTCTACGATGCTATTCGGTCAAAACTGTTTCCCTAAAGGCGGTAGATTCTTAACGATCTGCGAAGGTGAACTAGACGCACTATCAGCGTTTCAAATGATGGGTGCTAAGTATCCTGTGATATCGATTCGTAATGGCGCATCGGCAGCACTCAAGGACTGCAAAGCACAATACGAATACATTGACAGTTTTGAGAATATTGTCTTGTCGTTTGATGGCGACGAAGCCGGACAGAAAGCAATGCAGTCTGTTGCTGAGTTATTCGGTGGCAAAGTCAAGATGATGAAGATGCGAACAGGACTCAAAGACGCATCGGATTATCTCAAGATCAAGGCAGATAAGGAATTCGTTGACGATTGGTGGAGAGCAGAGCAGTATGTACCGGATGGCATTATCCAAGGCTCTACGCTGTGGGAGATGGTGTCGAAACCGATTGACAAAGCAGAAGTAGATTATCCTTATGCTGGTATCAACAAACTAACCTATGGCATTCGTAAGGGCGAGTTAGTGATGATTACTGCTGGATCAGGCTTAGGCAAATCACAGTTCTTGCGTGAGATCGTATGGCACATCCTGTCGAAGACCGAAGATAATATCGGGATGATGTTCTTGGAGGAGGGTGTGCGTAAGACGGCTAGATCGCTGATGTCCCTAGCGGCGAACAAACCGATTCATTTACCTGATGTTGATGTATCACCGGAGGAGTTAAAAGATGCCTTTGATAGAACACTTGGCACTAACCGCCTTTATCTGTTTGATCATTTTGGAAGTAGTAGTCTTGATAACATTGTTAATCGTGTCCGTTACATGGCAAAAGGACTTAACTGTGGCTACGTGGTCTTGGATCACATTAGTATTATTGTTAGCGGCGGTGACGTGGGCGATGAACGAAAAGCTCTTGACGCTATCATGACACGCTTGCGGATGTTGGTGCAAGAAACAGGGATTAGTCTGTTATGTGTGTCTCACCTAAAACGTCCTGAGAGCAAAGGTCACGAGGAAGGTGCATCAACATCGCTGGCTCAGTTGCGAGGCTCAGGCTCGATAGCACAGTTATCTGACATTGTGATCGGACTAGAGCGTAACGGACAGGCGACTGACATGATTGAAAGAAACACTACTCATGTTAGGGTTTTAAAGAATCGCTTTAGTGGTTACACTGGCGGTGCTGGTGATTTACTATACAATCCATCCACAGGTCGTATGCTTGAGATTAAGGACACAATATGAAAGATGATTTACTAGAAAAAGCATTGAAGTACGCAAAGCATGACGACTATGATGTTACCCGTAAAATCATCACTGATCTATGTAACGAAATAGAGCGATTGCGTGAACTTAATAAAGATGTCTTTAGCAGGATTCAGGACAATAAAGAAATCTTTAATCATGCTGAACGCTATCTGTGGCTACGCAACGCAGCATGGGATGTTCCTCCGGGGGCGTATGCACCGATTGTGGTGATATGCGATAACAAGATGGCAACATGGGAATGGCTCGACGGCACTGCTTTGGACCTGACAATTGATAAATGGCGTAACGATGTTACTCTTTAAATGGGTTGCTACTTGTCTTTGCTTAGTCGGTATCGCATTAACCAGCTACAATATCTATCCGATGAACATTGTTCTCAGTGCGGGTGGTAGTGCGATGTGGGCTTGGGCGGGATGGAAGCAAAGTGACAATCCGTTATTGATTGTTGAAGCAGTAGCAGTTTTCTTTTATGCGTCTGGATTTATTACATGGATGATGTAAGCAAAAGAGTATTTGATTTAGCAAGAGGATGTATTGACGAACTAGAGAAGCAAAATAAGTACATTCAGTTATTAGAAGAGTATATTGAGGAGTTAGAGAATGGTGTGGAAGTGTCCGCCGTTAAACCTGTTCAATTGGAACAACCTTTGGAAATGGAGAAAGCAAATGACAACATGGACGACAGAAGACCGGATGCATTGCGTAATCGAAGAAATGCAAAAGGAAATAAAAGAACTTCAGGATCAGTTAGTGATAGCGAACATGGAACTGACAATAGCGATGGCGGAAGTGGAAGCACTGAGGTATCAATTGATAACAGCAACGCAGGGTAAACATTAATGGCACATCCTGATCAACTATTTGGAGATAAAACCTATGCTCAGCATGGAGACGATCTTATTATTCGGGCTATCTTTCACAGTCTCGGTATTGCTACTCCTTCATACTTGGATGTGGGAGCGCACCATCCGGAACGGATTAGTAATACTAAGCTGTTCTATGACAGCGGCAGTCGGGGTATTAATGTTGAGCCAAATCCTACTTTATATCAAGCATTCCTAGAACAACGACCACAAGATATTAACCTTAATGTTGGTGTGGGTATTCAATCAGAATTCCGTGAATTTTATATGATTGATAGCGAATCTGGTCGAAATAGCTTCCTTAAAGAAGTAGCTGAAGGGTTTGTAATTGATTATCCGCAGTTCAATATCACCAATGTAATGCAACTGCCAGTTTTTACAATCGATCAAATCCTTAAACACAAACTCACACCGGACTTTCTGACAATTGATATTGAGGGCATGGATTACGAAGTGCTGCAGAGCATCAATTATTGCCTACACCCGTTTAAGGTAATCTGTGTGGAGTTGCAGCCATATAGCGAAGAAGACATTCGATCGTTAATGACCAATGTAGGCTATGATCCGATTATTCGATGTGGTTCTAATTTAATATTTGTTGACAAAACACTATCCCATAGAGTAAGATAATTCTATGAGATTATTACTTGACATCGAAACCACATTAGATCACAGCAAGATTTGGTGCGTTGTTACAAAAGATTTAGATACAAATGAGGTAAAGGTATGGAAAGAAGCAAACGACTTATTGGAGTACATAAAGGCAGCGAGTTTGATAGTGGCTCACAATGGGATAGCATTCGACTTTCACTTACTGAAAAAGTTATGGAAATGTCAGATTACATTGAAGAGAGTCGAAGATACGTTAGTTCTAAGTCGCTTACTAAACCCAAGTCTAGAGGGCGGACACAGCCTAAACAACCTAGGGAACTTATTAGGAACACAGAAAATTGACTATACTAAAATATGGTCTTGGATTACTGGTATAAATTTAATATCGGATAAAAAGCACATTGGTTACAATGGTTATTACGAAGGGATGCAATTTGATAAACCGCATATTCCCTTATTGCATTACTATTGCATTAAAGATGTAGAAGTATTACACAAGGTTTACAGTTATTTGAAGTATGAATTAAAACGGCAGGACTTTTCAATTAAATCACAGGAGCTAGAACATGAAGTACAAGCAATCATCGCCCAACAAGAAAGAAACGGTTTCAAGTTCAATGAACAATCTGCTATGCAATTATTGGCTGAATTTAAGACTAGGTTGGAAGCTATCACTGTTGAAATGCAAAGCATTTTTCCTGCCAAAGTCACTACT